TGCGCGGGCGTTTCTGCGTCAAATTCAAAACGGCATTGCCCCAGCTTTTTGCGGAGTGCGCCGTAGACCTTAACGACTTTCATGCCGAAGGGCGCAGGCAGTGCTCTTCAAATAATAACCGCCGTACAGATCCCTGCTACTGAGCCGCCTTTGCAGGTGATGGATCATCAACTGATCGCCCAGGTACACTGCCGCATGGTTGGGCAGCGATGACTCCATGTGCATCAGGATGGCGTCACCGTACTGCAGCTCCTCCAGTGGTATTTGGTGGAAGCCCTCCTTGGCGAAGTTGTCCATATATAGGCTCTCGCCCTTGAGCCAGAACTGATCGCGGCGGTCGTAGTCCTTCAGATCCAGTCCAAACTCCCGCTTGTACCAGTCCCTGCAAAGGCTGTAGCAATCGACAATGCCGAACACAAACTCACGCCCGACGTAAGGCAGCTCGAATCCATCAGGCTCGCAGTAGCCCCACAACTCGGTCTGGGGATTGACGATGTGCCAGGGCAGCCCGGATTTTTCGCACGCGACGCGATCAGCCTGTGATGGAGCGTGGTTGGTCTTGGGGTGGCTATGGACTACCGCCACGATTTCGCCCTGATCCTCAATCTCGGCGTACTGCAGCGGATCCAGGACAAAGTGCTCATCTGGGGTTTCTGCCAGATTGCGGCATGGAAAATACCGCTTGCGTCCTTTGATGACAGCAACAAGCCCGCAGGATTCAACAGGGAACTCAGCCTTGGCGTGCTCCAGTGCCTGCTGCTGGATGGTTTTTGACAGATTCATTCGGTCAAGCCTGCACCGGGGAACGAGCCAAAGGGTAATTCAGCCGTGGCGCCAAACCGCAGCTTGCACGAGCTGAGGCGTTTGCCGCATTTGTCGGCAGCCAGCGTGGCAACAGACTGATCGTTGACATTGAAGTAAGTGGAACCTGTGTAGCTGCACTCCGTGCTGCGGTACTGCCATTGGCAGATGTTGGCGATGATCTGCCGCTTAGGGATCATCACACCAGCAAGATCAAATTTGCTAGCAAGCTCAAAGCTGACGCTATCGCGGGTTTCGCTTGCCTTGCGATCTATAAACCAAACCTCATCTGGGAATTTGGCGTGGGGATCTGCTGCTGCTTGACCGTCTAAATATTTTTTCAGTGTGCGGATGCGCTTGACGGTGGCGCCACCAAGGTCATTGCCTGCTGTGGTGGCATTCACGAGCAACAGCAATGTTGTCATCGTGCCGTCTAGGTTGGCGATGGTCAGCGTGGGGCGCGGCAGTGTGCCGGTGTTGGTGTATTCAAAGCCCTCCGCTTTCACTGGTAGGCGGGTGTATGAGTTGCCGTTCCAGACGATGTTGCCGCTGACGTTAGCGTTAGCGCCGTTATGGAAGCGATACGTGTCGTTGCTACCGTGCAACGTTGTGTCCAACGTCAGCTCAAACAACTCAATAATTGCACTCGGTGCAATGGCAGCTAGATCCTCGTAGCTGCTAGCAATCGCAACCCAGGTAACGGTGTTATCGGTGATGTAACTGCCAACGTCTGTTGCCCAGACAGGTTCAGTGGCGCCACTGGTGCCAGCTACCGTGCATTGGAAAACCAGACCTGATGCCTGCAGCGTTGTAGAACGCCGGATGTTGCCAACGGCAAAGGCAGTGCTAGCAGTCCAGGGTGCGTATGCCATTACGGTTCAAAGACCTGACGGAAAGTGGCATTGATCGTATTTACATTTGCATATTGGAAATCACGCGACCAACTTTCAACAACCCATTTATAGGCAGTTGCTTCGTCTAGTGGCGTCCAATCAAAGCTTGCGTTGTCAGCAGCGCGTGCGTCAAAAAATGCTTCAATAGCATCTGCATCAGTGCTGTCTTTTGCAGTCCAAGTTAGATCCCAAACACGTGGATTTTGATTCAATCCGTATGTCAAACGTTGTTCATATCCGTCACCAAACTGCACTTTGCGCACAACAGGTTGACTTTTACGCACTGCACCAAAGTTGGGCGTTGTACCGCCTGCGCTGGTGCCAACAGTTGCATCATTAAAAGTAGCCATTACGCCAACAAGCCTCCAGGGCGTTTTTGTTTAACGAGTTCTTGCTGTACAGCAATGCCGATTGCCTTACCAAGCATATTTGCTTTCGGACCATCACCCTCAACACTGCTTCCACCTGCGTCAACATTGACGGTGACGTTGGCGCCAGAACTATTGCCGCGCATTGTCACAGGGATGCTGCGACCGTCAGGAAGAGGCACGTACGCCTCAGGGCGGCTACCTTCGCCAAACATGGCAAGCTGCGGACCGGAGGCGATTCCACCGCCTGCATAACGACGAAGCTTGAGCGGACCGCTGTTGGTCATCACGCCACCCATTGCAAAACTTGGTAGCAGTGACCCAGTAAAACTACCAGTGCCAACGCCAAAGCTGGGATTGGTAAACATGGATGGGGCGCTACCGCCAAAATAATTACCGGCAACAGAAATAGGTGATGGAGCAAAAAGATTACGGAAGAACGTCATTATTTGCAGCTTTAAATAATCGGCAATCATTTGCGTAATCATATTCTGGAATGATTTAGCTATATCTTCAAATAATTGAGCAAGTGATTGGCGGGCGGATTGCGTTGAAAAAACAAGACTTGAAAATGCTGTGCTGAAACTAGTTGCCAATCCATCCGCAAGAGAAGTCAAGCGAGGCTGAATATCCTCAAAAGAATCTTTTAACGCCTCTATTTCTTCTTTCATCTTGCCAAACATTGTTATTGGCTGCACTTCTTGATCACCGCCATATCTTGCTGCGTCTTCGTTTAATTTTTGAACAAATACAGCGGCATCACGCAATTGCTGGTTGTCAAGTTTTCTAATATCAGCGACTGCCTGCTCACGTTCAAGCCTGATAGCATCAAGCCTGATTTGAGCATTTGTCAAATCTAAGCCCTTTTGCTTGCCTTCAATAATTTTATTTTCAAGCGAGGTTTCTTCATTGATTAATACGTCTCTTGTAATTTCAAGAGCGCGACGTTGTTGCATAATTTTGAGCCGATCTGCCTCTCCAATATTTCCCTTTTTCAATGCTTGGGTAATTTTTTGTTCATAGACAAGAACGTCATTCAACAGGGCACGACGAAAATGATTATTGAATTGACGACCAAGGACAGCAACGGATTTTGAAAAATCTGTTTGCAATTTATTGAGAATTGATTTTTTATCTCCGTTGCCATCCCTACCAGCGCCGGGCAAATTGCTGGGGCGTGTCGGACCGGTGGTGGCAGGAGCTAATGCTTTTTGAGCAACTAATTCCTGTTCTTTCAAAAGAAGCAAATTTTCCCTAGCGGTACGTCCCTTGCCACCGGGCAATGCTTCAATTTCTTTTTTTAGACGCGAAATGTCAGTTGTTAGTTCTTTAATTCGAGTTGGATCATAAAATTTGATCCCAAAAAATCTTGCCAGTCCGCGAGCGGCACCATCAATTGAATTGACAATGTCTGCAAAAATGCTTTGAAATGCTGCGCCAATCGGTTTTAAAAGACGACCAACACTTTCGCTCAAGCGAGACAAAGCTGTTTTCAGGCGATCACCGGCAGATTCTGGACCACTGGCAATAATTTTTGCATTTTCACCATATTCATCTAAAAGTTTTTGAGTAAACCGAAGAAAATCTTGCAGCGATACACTGCCATCCTCAAGAGCCTTGTCTAATTGCTGCGGAGTTTTATCGATAGCTTTGGCAAACAATGTAAATGCACCAGGCAGTCGTTCGCCAATCTGTTGGCGTAATTCTTCTGCTGATACTTTCCCTTTGCTAAAGACCTGAGCAGTAGCGCGAAGAGCGCCATCAAGATCCTCAAGGCTTCCGCCAGTACCACGAATGCCAGCAGCGATACCGAGAAATGCTTTTTCAGCATCTTGAATATTGCCGCCAGCACCCAGTACCGATGCCGATAATTGAGTAAATTGTTTTGTTATTAACTCTTGGGGTATTGCTAATTCACGACTGGTTTGATTAATAAAAGCCAAACCCTGTTGGTAGGAAGCACCATCTTGAGTAACAAGCTGTAATGCAAGTCGTTGTTTGTCAAGTTCAGCCGTATAACTTGCTAGCCCTGCTACCTGCTGACCCATCAAAACAACTTGAGCGCCAATGGCACCACCAGCAGCCATGCCAGCAACGCCGAAAGGTGCGCCAGCCAATGCGCCTACGGCGCCAAGCGGACCGCCAAAGACGCCAGCAGCGGCAACAGTACCAACGCCTTGAGCAATGCCTTTAAATCTACCACCTGCACCGCCAGGCTGAAGCCGTTTCAGTTGCGCTTCAAGTTTTGCCGCCTCAGCATTTGCTTGTTTAAATTCATTGCTTGCAACATCAACACTGTTTGCAATTTCGCGCCAAGTATTTGCGTAGCCACGCAGATTGTTAATGCTTTGCGTGGAAGTATTTTGTATCTTGCGAAGTTCTTCCGATAACTCTTTAAAATTAACGTTGGTCGCAGATGTTTGCTGCGCCAAGCTTTTCAGATTGCCCTGAAGCCTGGTGAGTTGCTGATCACCTTGCTGCTTGATTCTGATTAGCAGTTCAGTGACTTGGCTCATTTGCGGCTCGCATTTAAAACGGCAAGGGCAGCCATTTCCATGACCTGGACGCCTTCAAATATGGCGACAGGATCTTTGACTGCATACAGCTTACATAGCCATTGCAAGCTCGGGTAGTTCATTCCGGTCAACCCAGCCATACTTGTGTGCCACTGCGTAGACATACGGATAAACATGAGCACGATGTCCCAGTTCTCCTCCCAAACTTCGCAGTCGTTTGGCTTGTTGTTTGCCAGTGCTGCAGCGATCTGCTCAGGGCTTGCACCTAAAGCCTTGAGGTCAGCCTCGCGCTCGTCAACAACGCCGCCCTTTGCCCAATACTCGGCGGCGGCTTTTAGTTTTTTGCTGGCGCTCCAGTCACGCTGTCGGCATATGCCTGAATCAACGCCTTCATTACATACGGGTCATCACACAGTTCTTTTTTGTTCTTCTGTGTAAACGGCACATCCTTGCCCTCTTCGTCCTTAATGCCTTCCCAGCCTTCAAGGATCCCATCAACAAGAGCGTCATCACCCTTGTCAATAAGATCGTTGAAAGCCGAGCGACTCATCTTCTTGAAGACCGCCTCAAACGTTTGGGTCTCAAAGCGATTTCCATCAACTGGAATTTCAACCTTGACTTCCCACTTATAGGAAGCGGTCTTCTTGAGGACAAAAGCCATGCGCGATCAGGTGAAGACTAGAGACATCTCGTTGTTGCCAGCCGTCGTAGGCAGAGCCAAGAACGGCATCGACAGGGAGATTACTCCATTGGTATCACCATAGCTGCAACCAGTGATATCGGTCTGGGCAGCGTTCATCGTGACAATGTTCCCAGCAGTAGCGCCGAGCACAAGACTGGTGCTGCCAGTGGCGACCGCGACAGCCTTAGCGAAGAAGTCGGTGGTGCCAATCGCAGGAGCCTCAAGCACGCAGGTGCCTCCAGGAGCGCGGTTAGTAATGAGAACCTCTTTGTTTGAGGCGGTCTCTTTGTACAGCAGCTCGTTGTTTAAAGCCAAGTCAATCGACTCAATGCGGCTGCTGGTTACACCGTGAAAGGTGGCAGTCGTCACATTAGTGTCGTTCACCTCAATGGCTGCGGCTTGGTTGGCAACGGTGAAGCTGCCGCTTAGTGCAGTGCCATCAGGTGCATTGTAAATGCCAATGAATTGGAAACTGGCTGTTGCAAACTGCCCAGAGGTAAGGTTGAAGCTGACGGTGCCACGTGCGCCAGTAATTTTGTGGCGGGTGTCATCGTAAAAACAATAAATAGTGGCAGAGCTGAAGCTGCTGCTAACAGGCGCGTAGGTCACGCTTGTGCTTGAGACAATTGTTTCTGACAGACCGCATGACTTAAGCAGCGGACCAAAAGCTGGTGCAGTACCGGCAGTGCCTGAGCCGCCAAGCTCAACATCAAATGTCACGCTGACACGCTTGTTGGCTACCAAGGTCCCACGGGTGCTATTACCAAGAAAACCTTGGAATGCGGCAGCCTGAACGTTGTCAGACTCAATTGGTGTGATCTCAAGATTAGTCACTTGAACGGCATCACTTCCGCCAACAGGCGAGGGATCTGTGCCATAAGTTGACTCAATCTTCGCGATCAGAAACTTCTTCCGAGTCAGTGCCATTTGAGGTAGGAGCGGCGGATTCTGTGATCAGTGTAAGTTGCCCAGACTTAGGGTCAAACAGATAACTGCCGCCCACTCCGGGATTGGGAACTTGCTTTTCAATCTTAGCCATGGTCTCAAGCGGTAGTAAGTGAAGTCCTACTCGTGCGATAGCGCACAAGAAAGTCTTGGCTAATGATACCGAGAGGCACATCAGCCTCATAGAGACTGAAGTCTGTGCGGTCAGGCGTCAGGTCAAGTGCATAACCATTGACAGTTTGATCTGCCATCAGCTTTGCATGCACCTGCTGTGTGTAGGTATCAGAATCGTCGTCTGGTATAGCTGCACGCACAAGCGTTGTTATGCGTACACGCAAAGTCCAATCCAACTTGTTAAAAAAGTTTGTATCAACAGGTTGATCGTTGACTGGTTCAACAATGACTGCAGGCACCTCACCACGCGCAAGAGGCTCCACACGGCTTCTGTAAACGGTTGCGCCAGAAATACTGTCAAGGTTGGTTTTGATGCGAGCCAAGATCAATTCACGGCGTGTATCAGCCATCAGACCTTGCTCAACAACAGCTCAGAAAAAAGACCATCATCCACAGGGCGATTTTCACGCACTGTGTAAGACACTGAGTCAACAGTGATTGCAGTGCCGCGAACGGTGGCGCTGACATCTGAAGTTTTTGCGTAAAGCAAATACTCCCGAGACAGAGCCATACCGCCCGCCAACACCTCCATGGGCGAATCCAATATGCCAACAAAGCTTGCACCAGCACCAATTTGGCAAGTGACGCCAAACTCGTTGGTATTCAAAAATGCCAGCGTCTCAGAAATCGCCATCAGGATCAGTTGCCGTATTTCTTGCTGTAAACCAGCGAGACGGCATACACAAACACCGGAGAGGTGCCACCAAGGGTGCCGACAGCACGCACATAACGGCGCACGTCATTTGTGTTGATGCTGATCTTTTCAAAACCAGCGGCAGCACTAGTCACTTGAGTAAAAGTGGCACCAGTGATGTCTGCGAAGGTTGAGTTATCAGCGGAATCCTGAAGTTTGACACTCAGGGTAGGAGAGGTGCCAGAACCAGCCTCGGAGTCGAGGATGACAATGGCTTCACCTTCAGCATCGTTAGACCCTTGCAGGTCAAAACCGGTGCCGTTTGCAGTTGCAGAGCGAGAATCAGCGCCAAGCAGGCTACCGATGTAGGTCTTAGACCCCAGATTGTGCAGCATTGGTCTTTCTCCGTTTGGGAGCGGGTGTGCTTTGTACAGTTTGCGGCTCTTCTTCAGCCGTTACAACCACTTCCTGAATAAGTGGAGCGGGCAACGCTGCCTGTATGCCGATCAACAAAAGTGCAGATCTTTTGTCAGTCTCGACAATGTCACCAATCTTTACCTCTTTGAGGTCAACGATGGTGCCGCGAAGCATTTGGATGCGCATTCCGCTCCTCGTTATCAGGACAGTTTGCAGATGGACTCAGGATGACGGACAGCCACGTCATAGTCCTGCATGGCAACCACACGCACTGTGCCAGAGGCAGAGCCGGTGTAAGGGTCAACCATGATGTCCAGACCGCTCCAGAAGCCGATCAGGATGTCGCTGAAGTTAGCGAACACCGCTGTGTTGTTCGGCATGGAGTTGGACACATAAGCCGAGTAACCATTAATGGTGTTGTTCGCCTCGTAGATGAAGTTGGCGTTAGTGCCAGAAGCAGACTTCTCGGTCACCTTCAAAGTCCCACGCAAGGTGGAGTTCATCAGATAACCCAGAGTGCCAAGCAAGGCATTACTGGTGCTCAGTTTTGCCTCAGCATTGACATAGTCGCTGAAAGCTACAACGCCAGACTCAGTGTTGATGCCAGTGACGTTCAAGAAGCCAAGCGGATAAGAACCAGTACCAGTACCGTTCATTGCTTGGTTTTCAACCTCAATAGCAATCTGCTGAGCCAAGTCACGACGTACAAGGTTTTCAACGTCAATGCTGGATTGCAGCAGCAGGCGACGGCTGTAATCAGTCAACGCACCAAGGGTACGAGGCTGCATCGTCACCTGATCAACGGTGAGTTGCGACTCAGTGATTGAGGAAGACTCAGCCACGTGGTACACAGTCGCGCCACCAGACTGACGCGGCAGAGCGCACATGCCCTGCAAACCGGTCATCACAGTTGCACCAGCAGTCTGCAACACAAGAGCCTTGCGGAGCAGATCGATGAAGCTATCGCTCATCAGATCGGTAGCAACCAGATCACCGCCAGCAGAAGCAGAGCCGACAGTCAGATCGCGACGACCATAACCCAGCACGTCAGCAGGGATCAGGATGCCACGGGCTTCCTTGCCAGACTTCTGCTGAGCAGCACGGCTGACTTCAAGTTCAAAACCAGCAGCACGCTGAGCTTCTTGGCTATTGGGATGTGCCAAGGCGTTGATGGCGCGAATGAAGGAGAAGTCACGCCTCTCTTTCTCGCTCATGCCAATTTCAGCATCCTTTGGATTCAGGGGTTTTTCCTGAACACCCATCTTTTCAAGAAGGGCAGAACGCAGTTCGTCAAGGCTGCGGGAGTTAGCAATGAACTCCTGAGCCAGATCCATATTCTTGGTGCGTTGACCAAGAGCGATCATTTCGGCTGCTTCCTTCGCCTTGGCTTGTACAGCCTCAGCGCGGATAGCCTCAACGTTGAGGTGTTGATCCACGGTGAATACTCCGTTGGGGTTTGTTTCCACGGCTGACGCCGTATTGACGCCTTCATTATGAGAGAAGGCGCGTCCAATTCCAACCGTTTCGTCTGCAGGCACTGTGACCAGGCTCAATTCGAAGGGCTGGAATTTAGTTGCCCGATAAGTCACTGGTGAAGTGGTCTCATCGGTCTCCATGTCGGTAATTTTATAACCAAAGCTGACGTTACGGATGATGCCATCCTTGATCAGCTCTTGCATCTCGCGCCCAAGTTCATTGTTTGCGAGTTTTACACGTGCATAAGCACGCTTGTTCTTAATGTATGCCTTCTGTACCACGCCAACAATCCGATCAGCATCATGCTGATACAAAAGCGGTGCTCCATCATTAAGGCGACTCAGGTCCATTGACCTTTCATCCATCTTCAGCACTTCCATGCCGTAATAACGCTCTACTGGTTTCTCGCTAGCAAACGGAAACTCCAGTGTCCTGTCGTCAGCCTCAGTGCGGAATTCTGTTGTGACACCACGCTTTTGTGTCTCGCCTTCAAAGAAACGCAGTGCTGCAATCTTGCGTAGTTCAGAAAGCCTGTGACCTACGACGCGATCAGTTGCCTCGTAGCTGTCGCCATCTTTGCGATACACGCGAATCAATGCAGCAGGATCTTCTTCTGATGCATTAATTGTAAACGAAGAGTCGGGAACGTTGATGACGCCACTGCGAGAAATGCGCGTGATTTTGCCACGTGCTGTGCCGCCGCTGCTGTCCCACTCGACAAAATCGCCAACCTTCACACCGTCAGGAGCAGCACGATTCATGCTGCGTTCACCGGTAGCTTCTTCGAATTCCATGGGATCGTAATCGTGATCGGACAACCAATCGCGGGCTTCTGCAGCCGTGAAACGGTCAGCATCAAAACGAATGGCTTGCAATTCTGACGTTTCATTTTTAACACCATAGATGGCATCGATGCCAGCACCGAATTCATCGTTGACGCGTCGAATGCGGTCATATTGACCGGGGTCAGTCAAACGAGCAGCGTGCTCATTTGGGTAGGGGCGTTCATCCGTTAATTCATCTAGGGCACGCTCACGTGCTTTTTTGATGGCTTTGGATTTCATGTTGCTCCAAGATTGACCGGAGTCACCGCCCCATGCCGCCCATGCTACGCGACCAGGCGAGGGATAGTCATCACTATCAGGGCGAAAGCCTTTGCCTTGTTTGTCGACCTCATGGCGTGCGAACCATGCAGCCATGGTGATTACGGTTTCAGGGCTTAACTCATCGCCGCTCAAAATTTGAGTAGCGCGGCTTGCGGCAACGCTGGTGCCACCTGGGCGACCCTCCTGCTTCCATGCGCGATATCGCCGCGCCTCGGATTTCATCCCTTCAGTAGGGGATAGATCAATTGTTTTGTCGCCGACCTTAGCCATTAGTTGATGTCCTCTATTTCTGGCTCATCACCATGGTCTGTTGGATGCTCTGTTGGCGCAACAGGCAATGGCTGACTGACGCCGTTGTTTGAGACTTGGGATGGATCGGTGTCAAGGACAATCCCTAGTTCGTCTGCCACAGCAAGTTCATGCTGCCGTTGCCGCATCTGGTCCTCAAAATCACCACCATGCAATGCAACCACTTGCGAAAGTGTCATAATCCCAGATCGGATCATGTCCTTGTACGCAGCCGCTTCTTTTTGTGGATCAACAAACTGCGCTGCAGGTGCAATCCACTTTGCGTCTTGATAACGCTGCGGGCTGCTGTCAAAACCAGGCAAATCAAGCAACTGTGCCATCACCGCCATTTCCAACCACTTGTGGTACACCGGCTCGCACAGTGACTCAATCAGATATTGCTGCAGCGTTTTGTAATGCGT